GTAGTAAATGTAAAAATATAATGAATAACGAACAAAAAAAGAATTTTGATGAGCAAATTAGTAGAGAAGATTAAAGAGTCAGGTGATTTATTAAAAACATTAGAAGGACACGATAGATTGCAATACTTGGTAGACAAAGCAAAAGAGGTAGAAGATTTACCTGATTTGGTTAAGACAGAGGAGAATAGAATACGAGGTTGTGCCAGTAAGTTATGGATAATTGGTGGTAAACAAGAAGATGGTACAATGATATATAAAGTTGATGGTGACGCTCATATAACTAGAGGTACTGCCAAAGTGGTTACCGATATTGTTAACAATGAACAAGCAACAGAAATTGCCGAGTTAACAGTTGATAGTTTTGTACCATTAGGTATCAGAGAGTTATTAACAATGCAAAGACAAAATGGTCTAGGCGAATTAATACAAAGAATAATAAGGTTAGCAAGTGCCAATATACACGTTTAAAAATAAAAGAACTAAAAAAGAATATACAGAAATGATGACCATTGCAGAAATGGAAGAATATTTAAGTAAAAATAAGCACATAATCCAAGTACCACAAGTCATAAATATATCCGGTGGTGTAATGGGTGTCAATATGAAGAACGATGGTGGTTGGAAAGACAACTTATCACGTATTGCAGAAAAACATCCGACTAGTGCATTAGCTGAGAGATATGGAAAAAGATCAGCTAAAGAAATTGCAACAAGAAATGTTGTACAGAAACACCTAAAAAGACAAGCAAAGGGGAAAAAATAAATGGCTAAAGATTTACCAGATTACATGAGAGGTTTTGACCTTACCGATGATTGGGGAATGACTCCTGTATCATCTATGCCTAAACAGGAAGTACCAGTGGTTGATACAAAACCAATGGAAGACGCTAGTTTAGAAATAGCTAAGGTAAAGACAGACGTTTCATCTATAAAGTCCATGATGAACGAAATAATGCAAATCGTGGCAGAAAAGGATACTATCACAAAAGAAATTTCAGACGAAGACACAAAAACGAAATTTAAAGAACTAGAGAAGATAATATTACCTTTTTTATACAATCTACAGAAAACAACTGAACCTTACATACATTGGCCTAACAGAGGTCCTATTATTAAGGCACAGATAGAGAAAGTATTAAAAATAACGAGAGGATAAAATGAAATTAAGTAATAATTTTAGTTTAAAAGAATTAACAGCTTCACAAACAGCTGAACGTAAGGGTATTAATAATAACCCTAACGAAGACCAGATTGAAAAGTTAAAACTACTATGTGAAAATGTACTACAAAAAGTAAGAGATCATTATGGCAAAGTGGTATCAGTATCCAGTGGGTATCGTAGTGTAGAGTTATGTGAGGCAATTGGCTCAAGCAAAAATTCACAGCACGCCAAAGCAGAGGCGGCGGATTTTGAAATCTTTGGATTGTCTAACGCTGAATTATGTAAATGGATATCAGAAAACCTAGAATTTGACCAGATGATCTTGGAATACCACAAGTTAGACGAACCTAACAGTGGGTGGATTCACTGTTCATATAAGAGTGAAGATAACAGAAAACAAATTTTACGAGCATACAGAAATGAAACTGGTAAAACTTGTTATGCTGAATACAAACCTAGTTGAAGGCAAGACCGAGATAAATTAAGAGAATCCTCGGCATTAATTAACGACCATTACCAATTGTATAGGTCAATATGATATATTATAGTGATTAGGCTTGACAAAATAACGCAAAAGTGATAGGATGAAAACATTATGAGCAAATTTAAATTTATAGAACTTGATAAAAACAAATTACCTAAAACAAAGGGTAAGAAAATAGATGGATTCAGATTTTACGATATAAACGGTAAGAACTATCCATCAATAACTACTGTACTTGGTATTCAAAAGAAAAAAGAATTACAAAAATGGAGAGATAGTATAGGTGAAGACGTTGCTAATTGGGAAATGGGTAGAGCTGCCAGACGTGGTAAAGCTACACATACATTAGTAGAACAATATCTAAAAGGCGAAACACCAAGTGAGAGAAGTGTGTTACCTTTAGGCATGTTTAGATTGTTAAAACCATACGTTGATCAGATAAATAATATACATTGTCTAGAGACGATAATGTATAGTAAAAAATTAACCATTGCTGGCCAAGTGGACTGTATTGCAGAGTATAACGGTAAACTTTCTGTAATAGACTTCAAAACAGCAAACAAAGAAAGACAAGAGTCTTGGATTGAGAATTATTTCTTACAAACATGTGCTTACTCAATCATGTATGAAGAATTATTTGGTGAAAAGATAGATCAACTTGTTATTCTAATTGCTGGCGAAGACGGTACAATGACGCCTTTTGTAAAACAAAGAGCGCCTTATGAAGAAAAATTAGGTGAATCAATACAAGCGTTTTACAAACATTATGAGGAACTAAATGGAAAAAAAGTGTAATGAAAAAATTAATCCTCCTGTTTGTACTACTATGTACAGCAGCCTCGGGAGAGGAAAAACCAAAGTACGAATACGAAAATAATCCTAACCTAGCACCTAGTACAATGCCTGTAATATGTGGACACCCAAACTATGTACACAAATTTATTTCAGGAAAAGGTTTTACATTAGAGAACGCAAGTTTAGGCAGAGCAGGTGCTCAACCAAAAGGTGAGCCAGTGATGATGATTTCAATGTATTCAAAAGAAGATCAATTAGTTGGTACGGTTGATATACCATCAGGTGAGTCAACGTGTATTATGTATCATACGTTTAATAGAACTGAACTAAAAACAAAGGAAAATTAATGATCAAAATGAACAGCAAGACTTTCTCACAAGAGATAGAAACTTGCGTTAGAAAAGAAAAGATATCTTACATGGACGCCATTATACATTTATGTGACCAAAAAGATTTAGACCCAGGTAAGGTAAACTCATTTATCAATAAACAGATAAAAGAAAAATTGAAAGTAGAGGCGATTAATTTAAAATTATTAAACATACCAAAACAAGGATCGCTACCGGTATAGAATGCATGATGGATTTGAAGTATTTAAAACTTATCTGGCAATAAAATTACATTTTACAACAGATAATTATGATTATTTTAATTATGGTGGTAAAGTCAATTGTAAATTAGAGACATTTACCAAACGTAATGATAGATATTTCTTCCATAAGTTAAGTAAGCAATACGATAAATATGAAATAACAGACTTCTTCGTTGCTAACTTTTTAGATGACGATAGACAATGGGTCGGTAATTTATTAAGAAAAGATGGAAAACAAGTTTATCTCAATTATAAAAAATATACAGATGGTACTGGTTACCACTTTAGAGGCGATTGCTTACGGATTAATGATGACTTCACTGCTCGCTCTCTTTCTTTTGATGATGGCTTGGGCTGTTCTACTGGCCAGCATCCACGGTTGCTACAACTTCTTATTAAGAAAAAAATAGCCTTCCAGACTACGGTAATTTTAGACCATTTTCTAGGATTTGCCAAACGTTGGGACAAACAGATTACAGAGAAATTTATTTGGCCTATACTCTCAAAAAGACTCAAAAAATACAAGAAATTCGTTAAATTCAACCAAACAGAGTGCAAATTAACGTTAAAGGACGTGTTTGTTCGCTGAATGTTCTGGTTGTTATTTACTTGCCTTTTTGTTAAAAATAGTGTATATTATACCAATAACAAAAGGGAAAACACTATGAAAAAATATATAACATTTATTATCACACTAAACATCTTATTATGGGTTGGTTTATCTAACATTGCTAATGCTCATCATAAAGGAGTAGAACATAAATTTAACGGTATTTCATTTTCAGCAAAAGGTTCTGAAAACTATCAAGTTTTAGAAACAGATTTAGTTGAAAACAAATTAACAAAATTTGTAGATAAACAATTAGAAAATCAAGACAAGACAGGTTTAGCTTCTTATATTGTTTATATAGATGGTAAAATTGTAATTAATAAAAAAAATCATAGTGATGATATTATTAAGAACAAAGGTTTATTAAGGTCTAATTCTATGGGTAAGAGTTTGATTTCATATGTGACAGGTCACGCTGTTTGTAAATATGGTTTGAACTTAAATAAAAAATTAGATGATTGGGCTGTTATTGATAATACTTTGTATGCAGATAACACTTTATTACAAGTATTAAATATGACTTCAGGCGATCACAATATACTTGGTGAAAGAAAGTTTAAAGGTGATGGTT